TCTTTCTTCCAACGAGATGTTCTTTGTCCTACTCAAGTGATCTTGTGCGATAAGACGTATGCTCGAGTGATGTTAGTGGAATCAAATGATACCTTTGAAGACTCTTCAGCTGTATCGATGGATTTTGCAAAACAACTCAAGTCCTCTATCGTAAAAGAACGGGTTATCGTTGTGAATGCAACCGATAACTTACGTAACATGGTTAAACTGAACGATGATGTCGATATCGATGATAGTTTAGTATTGATCGAAGACCAAGCCTTTAGTGATGCGGGGTATTTCAGTGGAAGTAGTTTAGATATCTTAAAACGACTTTCTCAGATTTCACCTAAAGCGAAATATAAAGGTAAAGTGATTAAGATCGATTGCTTCTACTATTGCGATGAAGATGATCTCTCCCCATCTATTAAAGAGGTGGTGAACCAGATTATGAAATATCGCTTTAGTGGAACGAAGATGAAGCTATCTGATAAACGTCATATGACAGGACAGATCGATGAGCCATTAAAACTGAAATCACAAGAAGTCCTAGAAGGTCAAGTAGGTATCCGTATCTACATCGAAACTGACCTAGGGTTCTCAAGTGGTGATAAGCTCGTGGTTAAATTATTAGCCCCAGTTACCGTAGTAGCTGGAAACCTCCATTAATTGACGGGGAAGTCCTAAAGCTTGGATCACTAAGTCACCCTGGTAACAGAGGTGATGGCCAAGGGTAATGCCTTGGGTAAAGTAAAAGAATCCAAGATGAACAATGGACAATCCGCAGCTGAAACTCCCGCTGGGAGGAGAGTTCAACGACTATTGGGGTTACACCCATTACAGCCAAGTGGTACGTATTACTTTGAGCAAGTAAGTAAATCGTTTAAATGGAAATAGGAGGGTGCGAAGATATTCGTACTGATATAGTCTAGTATCCAATCGAAAGGTTGGGAAGTTCATAAGAGAACTGCGTAGATTAACGACCTACGTGAATGCAACGTTGCAATCAGCTTAAATCTGTTACAGGTCGTGTGTTTACTGGTAAGAATGAAACCGAGTCAGGATTACCGATTCACGCTATGTTTGGTTATGCTTCTATCTCGGATCGTATTGTGGGTTCCCCAGAGTTAATCGGAACTACTGCTACACTCTTGCAGTTAGTGACACAACGAGCGTTAGACGCGTACGATAACAAATAACACTTAGAACAAGTTGTTGAAAGACATAGGGGAGGGTTCAACCCTCCCCGCTTTTATGTCGACACTTAGCCGGTCTCTTAAGAGACCACATTCGAATGTAGTAAAAACATTAATCTTAACTGATCAATAAGGTTATAAAACAATGGTAAACAAATTAGAATCCACACGTTACACACTCGCTAACATTATTGAGTTAGTGACGGCTGTAATGTATAAGGTAGAAGGGAATGGTGTAAAGTTACCTGAACCTGCTCCAAATTCAGACGGATGCCCAGATGGTGATTACACTGAACGTTGTATCCAAGAAACAGTTGCACTTGCGATCAAGAATAATCTTGATGTGTGCCCAGTAGAGGAGAACGCGTAAGATGTTAACAAGTTACTCAAAACAGTTAGCAGACGATTTAACCGAGGAGTTCTCTCGTCAAGGTACAGCAGTCGTATTTAACCAAGCGGGCACGTTCCAAGATTTATTGGGTCGTACGATGCCAGGTCTTATCGAAGAAAACGGTGTTGCGGTTTCATTAGATGCAAATCAACTAAAAGACTACCAGCGTCAATCTGGTCATGGTCAACAATTAGAATCGATGGCTGAAATCTACGCTAAACCATTATTACAACGTTTAGACGTATTACGTAACCAAGTGTTACCTTTCATCGATCGTGTAGCAGCAGGTATCCGTGCTCAATACAATGAAGGTTTCTATAAAGTATCTGATATTCAAGAAATTGAATTCGCAGATATCTACAAAACCAAAACCTTCTTAGATTACATCCAACGTCATGCACCACTTGCAAACTCACAAATCCAAAATGTGACTATCCAATCTGGTTTCATGGATCGTAATGAAGATGATATCGTAGGTCTTTTAAAATCTGGTAATACTTCATTAGATGATGCACTAGTAGATATGATCGCACGTCATCCATCTAATTGGTTAACTGATGTCTATACTCGTTATCTTGTCAATGGTAATATCGTACCAACTGGTTTACGTGCGCCGCATCAAAGTGAATTAGTTGATGAAATCGTGGTATTATATTTCATCCATGCTTCATTATTAGCAAACGATGTTATCGATGGCACTGTAAATATCCCATTAGTACAATATCGCAATTACTTATCTGAAACTTTTGCTCAGTTAGGTGGTTTATTAAATCGTTACGTAAACCAAATCAACTTAGTTGATCAAGGTGGTCAGGTAGTGGCTTTCAAAGATGAAAACACTAACGTGATCTACGTATACAAAACCAACTATGAAAAATACCTTGAACAAGGTGGTAATGCAGATGCGGTATTAGGTGCAGTAGCATTAGGTTCAGTAGGTAACATCAATGACTTACTTGAAAACACTGAGCGATATGCCAATGAATTCAACCGTGCCTACAACGAACAAATCAATGCAGTAAAAGCGGCTTTCCGTTCAAACTACATCCGTTTGTTCCCACAAGTTTTCATTGAAGAATTGAAGAAAGAACCTTCTGATTTCGTAGCTTTATTTGTACAACCTGGTACAGTGATTCCTGAAACAGGGTTCTCTTATAGTGATCTCTCTGGTCGTATCTTAAACTCACTTGCTCCAACGCAAGGTTACGACAACATCTATGATTTCACTAAAGCACTTATTTTAGATATCGGTTTATCACATTACAGCTTAGGTGCATTCTACCGTAAAGTAGAACAACAAATGAAAGCAACCGGTGAAGAAGATCCACAAGTTGCAACCTTCGCTGTAGCGGTAGATGAGTTAGTCAAAGAAATCTTAGCTAACGCAACAGTGAGAACTAAACTAGGGCTATAATTATGGCTAGTTTAAGAAAGTGTAATTGGGCTGGTCAGGTGGTAACACTTGACCATTTCATTCATAATACGACCATTGCACTTGAGTCAGCGATTGAACTTGATACTGACGTTTCAAATGAAGGTGTAAGTGATGCATTAAAAAACTTCGCTCAGAAAACCATCGCATTGCTAAAACGATTCCTTGAGAACATTAAGCAAACAATCAAAGCACTTTTCGCTAAATTGGGTGTGGGTGTAACGATTAAAGATCTCATGGATCTATTAGGTGATATCCGTAAGTCACGTGAGATCAACTTCTCTTTCCTTGAGTTGAAGAAACTCACCAAACTTGGTTGGAATGTTGAAGTCACCACAACGGATGGTAAGAAAGTTGAATATACAGCAAAAGATCTTCGTAATGGCTATGATGCCTATGCAACAGCTACTCTACGTATGATCGATTTCTTAAGACATTCAAGAAACATCGAGCTGATGACCGACAAAGGTGTTGCTCAGATGATGTCTTCTGCTATGGATGATACGTATATGCTGTTTGGTTCCAAACCAACTCGATTTGTGTATCACAATAATGAGTTCGGTATCATCCACGATGAAATCGCAGAAAGTAGAACACTAATGCCATTTGCTTACCAAGCTCACATCGCTGAAGATGATATCAATTATCTCATTGAAATCATGAAGCGTTATGAGATCACAGGTCCATCAAGTAAATTCATCGAACGAAACATTGATCTATCACTGAAATGTCTTTCTGATATTGAAGATTGGATTAGTGAGAGCTTCTTGAATCGTGATTATCTACGCAACATGAAACGTTTGATCTCTGATGTATTTAAAGTAACGATCAGTGATGTGAGTGTCAGTCTTGTTCGTGGCATCCACGGTGTTTACCGTGTTTACTCACAAGCTGTAAGACGTCTCAAGTACAGTGATAAAACAGAATAAAAATAGAGGAGATATCTATCCATGAATTATAACGATATCACCGATGATATCTCCCTATCATCGGTTTTAACTCGTGATCCTAAATATATCTTAGGGTTACTAGAAGAAACAAAAGACGATCGTATCATCGTTAAAAAACCGCTTGATATTATCTACCCAGAAAACTATCTAACGAAGAAACTTGCTAAACTTGACCAAGACTTAACCGTACTTGGTATCGTAGCGTTAGTGGACCCGCAAACGAATAAATATGCTGTATTGTCCATTCCAGGTATGATCACAATTCCGATCACTGAGATGAAACAATTCACTTACCAAGAAGATGTTTACCGTGTCCTTTCGTTAGACGCGTATGATACATTAGTCCTGAATACTAACATCGTTAAAGATGAAACATTGGACTACTACATGTATAACTATTTTGTTGAGTTAGCACGTATTCCGTGGTATCTCAACTACTTGGATATTTTAAATATCTACAGTAAAGATAGTTATTACATCGGTCAGAACCTGATCGATATTCCTCAGGTGCTTGAGATGTTACTCGCTAACATTGCACGTGATCCGAGGAATGACAAGTTCATGTATCGTGATAAATTAAAATCCATGGATGATATCAAAACCAATCCACCATCTTGGGTACCACTTCGAAATGTATCTTTAGGTAGTGTGGATACCTATAGTAAGTTAATGGGTTCTTATTTCGAGGAAGGACTCACTTCTGCACTCGCAGATAAGTCTAAGAAAATGACTCGTATCGAAAAAGTATTGAGAAGTTAAGGATAGAGAGATGACCGAATATGAATCGCTCGTAGAGAGCCTCAGAATCGCTTATGGAGACGAGTTCTCTAAAATGGCGACCATCATCAAGGGTAACGAAAATACCCCACTCTATCATATCTCCTTTGACGATAAGATCAAATCCTTCGTCCCTCGTTTCTCGACTAAACTAGTGAATGGTGAATCAAGAGCGATCCCCCGTACCTCTACCTCATCAAGTATACTAGGTTGTATGCTTGGTTTTGGTGACATCGGACGTGGGTATCTCAATAATGCTTTTGATAGTAAAAGAGATAATACTCTCTATATCTATAAGATGGAGTATGGTCTCGCCGTTAAACCATCAAAAGATCTTGTCCCTGATGTGGATTATACAGATGAACATTGGTTGATCGCAGCTAGTGTCAATACTCGCGAATATAAAGGTCAGATTACCGGTAGAGGATTCTTATCTAATATCGGTATTGATCTTTTACGTAATGGGTGTATCTATAACTATACCTGGTATTTCAGTTTAGATGAGAAAACGAAGTTTATCAAAGGACTTGATTTAGAACCAGGTTGTTATCGTATTAACTTACTGGATATCGGTGGGTATGATTTTATCCCGAAAGTCGGCGATAATATCAAAGTGGAAAAGATAACGAAAGATGAGTTCCTCTTCCATGAAGGAAGACGAATCGAATCGATCTCTAATAAACGCCTTTATTAAAGAATAAGAAAGTAGGAAATACTCATGAGTCAAATTAAACTCAACTCAGAAGTACTACTTGGTGTGAATAAAGCAGGTACATTGAAACCTGATGCACAAGGCTGGTATGATGTGATTTTGGGTGCATTAGAATACCCAAATAGCTATGGTGCCGTCTATAAGCAAGATCCAGTTCAACAACTCTTAAATGGTGATAGTATTTTTGCTCGCCGTTTACGTAAAGGTTGTTTGATTGGTGAATTAGGCCACCCAATGCCTGAACCTGGTCAGACTCAAGAGCAGTACGTAGCACGTGTGATGCGTATCGATGAAAAATTCGAATCGCACACAATCAAAGAGGTTGTAATCGATACAACTCTTAAAGATGCTAAAGGAAATCGTTATATCGGTATCCGTGGTAAAGTAAAACCATCTGGTCCATATCGCGATGTCTTAATCCAAAAATTTGCAGACCCAGATATGAACGTTTGCTTCTCAGTTCGTAGCTTTACGAAAGACCGTTTCCAAAATGGTCGTTTAGAGAAATATACGACTTCTATTATCACATGGGACTGCGTGGGTGAACCTGGTTTAGAAAAAGCCAATAAATATAATTCACCATCCCTTGAGTCTTATACCGCAACTGTTGATCCAGCCATGTTACGCAACATCGCTGCAATGCCTGTTGGTCTTGGTATGGAATCATCTGGTATCATCGAACAAGCTAAAGAAATCCTTAAAGCTTCAGGTGAACCAATCGAACGCGTTAAAGTATCAATGGAATCCGCTGAGCCTAAATGGCACGCTAAGTGGTAATACAACATAAAGCAGAGGCATCGTAATGATGCCTCTTACTTTTGTCCGAATATCTATTAACCCAGTACGACACCTAATAAAGCTGCGATACCAACCACAGCATATTTAAGTGGTTTAGGGCAACCATCAAAAGGATCATACTCAATTTTTTCTGGGGTCTTCTGGCCAATTGCAATTTTAATGTCACTAATCGATGGATACTCGAGATCTTTAGAACTTAGTTTTGGGTTAGCTTCACTTATTGCATTAAGATGCTTATGAATGTACTTCTGCCATTTTTCTGCATCAGGTACTTCATCAAAATAAAATACTGCATTTTTACTACGTTTCTCTTTTGATTTAGTGTGAACATCGATTACATCAGTATTATATTCACGTTGGTTAATATAAACCTCATCGTGATCGATCACAAGAAGATAACCATCTTTTCGAATAACGCCATTTACTACATCACTTCCAGCATAAACTGCATTGTTCTTGTTACGATAAAGTAGTTCACCTTTACTAAGTTTAATAATCCACCATTTGTGTTTGCTTAATAATTTTGTACTTGCCATAATTGTGCTCCGGTTTTAATAAGTTAAGGAATAAATAAGGATTGTAACAAGAATACCCGCTATCATTCCGAATAAGAATCCTCTTAGTGTAGGAAACTCACCTTTTGCATAAGTATTAAGGATACGATCCATGATATCTGTTCTATAGGTATAATGGACACTTCCAGTTATTAGACTGAGGTGGTGATCCATTAACGTACCCCATACTTCTGGATCTGGTTCAGACTCAATGGAATAAGTCGCTGTTTCAGAGTTCTTATCGATTTTACTGATACCTACGATATCCTTGTGATCATCTATAATGATTCTAACATGATACCCAACCGTTAAAAGATATTTGATTCCATCAGCAACAATAAGCGTGTTGTTACCAAGTCTTACTGTGTCACCTTTGCCTAACTGTAAGATCTGACAATCTCTATTTGTAAAAATGCTAATAGCCATTACATTGATTCCTTCTTATTTAGAAACGCCAAAGACCGTTATAATCGTGAGTATAACGTGGTGTTACTGGCAGATCTTCAGTTGTCATTAACAAACAACCAGTAGTCTTGTTCTTATCTCTATCGAGTGCATCCACAAGTGCTTTGATGATAGAAGTAGACAACTCGCAACCGAGACTTCTACGAATTACATTTGCCCACTCGTACAGATCAGGTCTACAAGCTATCAGTACAGTTATTTTATCCTCATATCTAGCGTTATCTGGGATTCTTACACTAACGCAATCATCTACCCCATCGTATTTATACCCATCATATTTATCGATGTGCGAGTGAACTGGTCCAGTTATCAGTAGATATCTGGTATCCACACCGCGGTGTTCTCGCCCCTCTTCGTCAATATAAATATCATCGGCTTCAAGTTTAATGATGCGGCAATCATTTTGTTGCCATTTAATAGTAGCCATAATAAGCTTCCTTCTAGTTTAGTCAAATGGCTCTGAATCGACCACAGAGCCATTATCATCATTAGTCAATGCGATTCTTCATGTTATACATGAAAATCGTCTTATGCGTCGATTGAGGGCTATTTAAAGCCCTTTATTCATCCGAATTGTTTTCTACATCTTCCGAATCATCAGATTGTTCCTCTTCGATGTAGAATTTTTTATCCCACGATTCATATTCCTCACCTTGACCTTTCGTACTCCGTCTAATCGCATCAAGTGTATCATCTTTATCGGCACGCCAGTCTGCTAGGAACTGAGGTTCGATTAAATCCGGTCTTTCATCTAAAACCATGGAGGTTAACCAACGATTAACACGATACTCACCGAATACTTCAAGTAGGATATAGAAAGGCTCAAGACATGAGAAGATCATTTTACGGGTATTTAAAGCCGGTCTGAATTCTTCAGGGATACCGATGTTTGCCACCACATCCGCTGGAAGAATAACAGAAGCTACCGATTTCTTATCGTGCATCTCCATGAAGTCGATATATTTCTTACGAATGTTTTCATCTTTGATATTATTTAACCAAAGATCTAACGCCGTTCTGTTAGGAAGATTCATTTTAATACGAACCCCAACAAATGGAGGTGCTGGACATTCACCATACTTATCAGCAAATACGTGTTGCCATAACTCGTAATAGAAATATTCACTACTCATCGGATTGACGTAAGCTTCTTTAGCTTTCACCGTACAGCTTGTTAAGAAACGACTATCACCACGCATAATCGAATGGAAGATATTAGCTTCCTCTTGAGCAATCTTATCAAAGAGCTGATTAACATGAACCTTCTCACCACGACTGATTGATTCCATAATACTAACTGCTTCATCATGGAACAACTTAATCAATTCAGGTGGAGCTTTAGAGTTCTTTAATGCTACCCCTTTCAATTCTTCCTCAAGATGTTTTAATGCCATCCCTTCTTGGATACTTGCAATAGAAAGATAGTGTTTAGTCCGGTTAGTTGGCATAAACACATCGAAGTAATACTCGGACTTCATTTTCAGATTATGGATATATTTCTTCGCAACTCCCATCTGACCTGCCGCCATCGCAAGAATATGACGAGTAATCACGTTAATCAAATATACACACAAACAACCCGGTAACTTAGTCTCACTATTTACTACGATAGTACCACTGTACCACTCTACCCATTGCATTACGGTATACAATACTGAGTCAGTATCTCCACCTAATACACTCTTACGGATAACAGATGGGAATAGTGCAGTTTCAGCTGGGATAAATTTATTCACCATAAAGAATTTAAAATAATCACTATATTCATATAAGGCGTTGCGCATGTGTCTTGCATAAGCCCCAATATAACCATAGTAATCTTTATCTTCATGAGTCTTATCTTTAATCCCTTTACCATTTAAGTGATGCGATACCGTAATAGTCACTAAAGGCTCATAGAACTCATCGATAAGTTTAAGTTCAGCCTGCGTCTCTTCGAAACTTAACGGTTCCTTATCTTTGAATGCTAAGATCTTATCAAACATCCCACGAACAAAACTATCGTTATATTTCTTAAGGTGAAATAAATCACCCATATAAAGATAAATCGTTCTTTCAAGATCCGTGAGTTTCTCAATGAACTCATAAATCTTCTTATCCCAATACTGAGACTTGTAATAAGTCTCCGTATTGTATTTCACCATTTCAAATAATTCATCCACGGTGATATAATGAAGATTATATTTATCGATTAATTGTTTTGCTTCATCATAATCCACTTCAGCTAAAACCGTAACGATATTCTCTAACACGATAGGACCACTGTAGAAGTGGCGTCTACCCATGAAGAAACGTTCAGTCGAAGCGTTCGTAAATGCGGTTGCAGTGCGACAAACTGAGGTTAATGTAGAGTGACCACTTCGGTTAGCAAGTGGTGTACTTCCAATCGTTAATAAACCTGAGATACTGTTAATATCTTCTTTAAGTTTATTTTGTTTGTTATTCTTGGTTACAGCCTCATCCATTCGACCATAACTCTTCGCAATCTGGGATTCTCTCTTAGTACGAGCACGCTCGTAGTATTTCACTTCCGTATAACCACTGACTTCACTGACTTGTTCTTCTGTCGGCGCATAACAAGTTAAAGTCGGCGCCATAATAAGGTTGCGTTCTTCAACCTCTTTTAAGAACTCAGTTAAAGTACAGGTATCTTTAAAACGGTCACTCATGTCATCGCGTCTAAAGATCTTCATGATAGGATCATTAAAATCGATCTTACCTGTTCTAATACCCCAATCCAGAAAGGCTTCTGCTTTATCTACTGGGATGTCACGCATTCGGCTTAAATACCAGCCCGTATACTTTTTCCATTGACTTGGTATATCAAGATTTCGAACCGTTTTATAGTAATCCGTTGGTTCATATAAAAATTCCATAACCATTTCCTCTATAAATAATGAGTTGAAAATATAAACATGATTTTCCCTAGGATAATGAAAAAAAAAGAGGTCGGACAAAATAAGAGCTATCCCGAAGGATAGCTCATTGATCTTACTTTCTAAATACGTAGTTGATCCAAGTACTTTTATAGTACTGTTTCATTGAAAGATAGATATCGCTTAGATATTCATCTGCATGTAAACGAGCAAATAGACATTGCGCATCATGAGTTACACCAAAGGTGTTAATATCTTTAACGAACTTATCAAAGTTCTCACGCATCTTCTCTTTAAATTCATCACCATCAATCTCACGATTCCAGCGATTTGCCCATTGTTCATAAGTTACATTTGAATCAGGACCGACTAGCATGAATGGATATTTTCTTTCAAGTAAACCTTGTAATACTTCTGGGTGTGTACTAATCAGAAAGTCATAATCCTGATAGGCTGGACTACTGATCAATAAATCAAGCTCATGTAAATAGTTCTCAGGGAAATCAGGTTTCTGACTCCAACCAAAACTATCTAAGTCAAATACGTTTTTGTATTTATTAACAAGGGTCGATTTACCACACCCACTAAATGCGCAAATAATCATATTAAAGCCAACCTGGTAATAGTTTATTTGTAACCTGTTTTCCTATCTGCATGATAAGACAAGTGACTGATCGTACCGCCCATACTAAAGCAAATACTCCACCTACAACAGTATAGACAATGAACATCATCATCACTAACATTAGAGTGAATGCACTACCCATTATCTTTATCCTCGTATTCATCCCAGCGGAATCTCATTCCACCACGCCATCTTTTCTTGGTCTTTTCCTTCTTCGTTTGTTCATTAAGGTATTTCCCTTTTGCCCACCACGTTGTCATGACGATGCTCATTAGTGCATACTGACCAATTAAAAACAACGTTGCAATGAGAAATAAACTAAAGACTAAACCCGTCATTTCTTCTTCCTTTTCTTTTTCTTTTGTTTATGCTTCTTCTTAAGCCTGTGATAGCAGATCGGTGTATCGGGTGGCATCACCCATTTCTTTTTCGAGAAGATATCTAAAATAAAGTGAATCACGATTGCGACACACAAACAACAGAAGAGGCATAGTAATGTTACTATTTCGTTATGACTAAACATTTGCGTTAATCAAAACCCCACAATTAAAACGAACTAATGTTTGGATCTCATATCAATAATCACGGGACCCACTACAAAAACAATCGTTCCGATGAATGTATAAAATTCGGGTGATTGTAATGTTGACATAAAAATCCTCCAAGATAATAAAGGACTAGATTAAAACTAGTCACCACTACCACGGATGCTTCCTGATTGACCACCAGATGGGAAGTCAACTGGACCAGAAGCACTGAGGCTACCTTTAATAGATTGACTGCCACTAACATCCATGTTACCTTTCACACTACCGTTACCAGAACCACCGTTACCTGTAACAGCCATACCACCCATGTTAACTTGACCAATAAGATCAATCGTTGGGCATTTAATCTCAACCTTACTACCCACTTCCCATTTAACATTATCTGCTTTCAGATTAAACGTTTTACACTCTACATTCCACGTTTCGGTTTTCATGTTGATGGTTTTATCAGATTGGATGTTGATTACCTGTTTATCTAACTGGATATGAGTACGATCTTTATTTTGAATATCAATACAAGTTAACGTACTATCGATTTGGATGAAGTTACCATCGCCATCAGAGATAACAAGCTTACCATCTTTACCGTTCATCTGAACAGTCCAAGCTGCTTTTTCACCGTTAGCTTTAGAGGTACGCATCTCCATTAAACCGTTAGCGGTATCTACAGTACGGGTATAACTGTTTTTGATATTCGTCGGCGTTTCTTCTTTTGCGGCTTCTTTTGGTTTAGCCGCATAAGCTTCTACCACCACTTCTTGCACACGTTTATTCATGTGCTGATTAGTCGGTTTCCAATAGAAGGTTTCATCACCATTAAAACGATAAAGGTGTACGGTTTCACCTTTCATTAATTGAGGCGGGGTAATGCGGTTACTGTCTTCATTCAACCACTTAGCTGTAACAGTAGAACCTGTTTCCACTTTTGATTGATAAGCCTTACCGCGACTATCCACCCCTTTTGTTGTAAACTTTTGCGGGTTTAATTCTAATCGACCACGCATATTTGGTAATTGGTCTTGCGGGGCAACATGCAGTAATTCTTCATGTCCTAAGATAGCATTCTCAGCTACCACACCAATTCCCATATAACCCGATTTTTCTTGTTCTTCTGTCATTTCAAAATCACCACTATAGTAGAAAATGTTTTGATTCCTATTTTTACTTTATATAAGGAAACCAAACAATGTTAATCAAAAAACTTATTTTACATCATTGTCATCGCTTACATCTCTTAGAAGATCAGAGCTTTGAATATGATTTTACCCAGAAACACACGATACTCGATGGGGTCAACGGGGCAGGTAAGTCATCTATCTTTAATGAATTATCACCATTACCAGCTAATATGGATGACTATCTTGCAGATGGTTATAAGAAGATTGTTATCGAGCATAACAACAGCGAGTACATCTTGACCTCTCAGGGTAAACGACCAGGTAAACATTCTTTCTTAAAAAATGGAGAAGAACTCAATCCTGGTGGTACATTAACCGTTCAATATGAATTAGTAGAGAACTTCTTTAACTATACACCTGCTTACCATCGTGTATTACAAGGTAAGCTGTTATTTACAGAGATGTCAGCAAAAGAACGCCGAGATTGGTTTGCAGATATCTCTGGGATGGACAGTGATTTTGTCATGAAGTTCTGGGATAAGATTCGTGCTGGACAGCGTGATAATACTGGTGCGTTAAAGAACATCAAAAATAAAATTGCTGAAGCCAATCTTCAGTTACTGGATGATAAAGAAATCGTTGAGGTAGAAGAAAGACTTTCTGATATCATGAAACTCTTTAATGGATTAACGGATCTATTAAAACAATTCCCAAGAAGCGAAGTACCTATTGCACCTGTTGAGTATAACGATGATCTTACTCAGCGAGTTAAGAACCTTTACTTTAAATACTTAAAAGAAAGTGATGGGATTGGTGGGATTAATCTCACTGAACGGTACCAGCTTCAAAGTGAATTGCTTGAACAAGACCGTGTTCAGATGAACGAACTTCAGGAACAGCTTGTTAAGTTGACTGATGAGAAACATCGTTTCGATTTTAACAGCGAAGATAACATCGAAGAACTTGAACGTCGTTATGATGAATATAGAGTAAGACTCGCTTCATTTGACCAAAATATGATTGATCAGTATAGAGTGATTCTTCAATATCCTTACTTTAGTCGTGGTGATGGCTTAACGGAAGTGTATCAAACTTATAATAACCAGTTAAGATACGTTGATGATGCGTTACTTGCATTCCAACCATTTAGTCTTCCGTATAGACAAGCTAAAGAGCAGGTTAACCATAAAAGTTCTGAACTCATGAAGTTACAGGGTGAACAACAAGGTGTGCAGTTTAAGATTGGTGAAATCGATAAACAACTCCAACATCTAAATCAACATCCTGAGACTCAGTGTCCAAACTGTTACCACCGTTTTAAAGAGGGGAGTGTCGATGCGGAGATTCAACGTCTGAGTCTTGTAAGATCTCAACTTATTCAAAGAGATAATGAATTGACGGGTAATGTAGACACGTTAACAAAAGAAGTCGAGTTTGAACAGGCTAACCTTAAGAACTACGAGATGATCTTGCTAACAGTGACATCAGATGAGCATGGACTCAGTGAATACCTTAAAGCTACCATGACTAACGATGGAAGCCTCGGTACATTGATGAGATTGATTCATGATAATCCAAAAGCTTATCTTGGTGCATTCCAGCAACAGATTGCTAAGATACCGACTTATATCGAAGCGGGTAAAGTCTTAACTGAACTTGAGGGATTAGCTGCATTGATTCAGAAAGGGAAAGCACAAGCTTCACCTGAGTATATTCAGTTAGTGGGTCGTATCGAACAGTTAACTCAGTTACACGATGAGGCTTCATTTCGATATCACAAACGACGTGCACTTGTTGAGAAGATTTATAATGCAATTGAGTTGCAACGTAAGTTTACTGAACAGTTAGATCGAGTTAATCAACTTGTTGAAAATCAATCTAACTTCATTAAGGATGAAACGACTAAACTCTTCCATCAAGAAGTGAGTGAAGTCTTAATGAAGTTGAAGTCAGAGATTGATGAGTGTAATGACCGTATCCAACATCAAGCGGGTATTAAGTTTGTAATTCGTTCACACGAGGAAAATAGAAGTGGGATTGAGAAGTCGATTGATCTTCATACTCAATTGATGCAGATACTTGATCCTAAAACAGGACTCATTGCGAAATCAGTGATTGGGTTTATTCGTCATTTCGTTAAAGAGATGAATAACCTGATGAGTCAAGTCTGGACGTATCCAATTATCATTGATATTGAATCAGAAGATGATTTCACAAAGAAATATCTCTTCCCTGTTGTAATTGGTGAAGATGCGATTAGACGAGATGATGTTTATGAAACCTCACTTGGTCAAACAGAGTTAATCAACTTTATCTTCCGTATTACTTTAGTGAAGTATTTGAAGTTAGAGAACTACCCACTTTATCTTGATGAAGTAGGTGGACATCTTTCAGTACAACATCGTAATAGATTATATAACTTGATTAAACGAATGGTAGATCATCATTACTTCTCTCAGGTCTTTATGGTTACTCACCTTCAAGATGTGAAAGTGATCATGGAACCTGCAGAAACGATATTACTGAAATAGTTAAGATATGTCAAAATCACGATTTTGATAATTTCATAACTTTTTTCCGATAATATGATGAAATGACAGTTTTCTTTATTGTTGCGAAAATAAAAAAGAAAACGACAAATATGGAGGGTACCTTTCGGTACCCTCTTATTAAGCCGAATGATTCGGCTCTTTCGGAACGTAGCCTTCTGGACGACGTCCTTCTGCTATATCCTCATATCGACCACGACCAAGATGTTCATAGCCATCTGGGTTAGCCATCTCAGCTTCAGTCACACCTGGCGTCACATCCATTTGCACTTCATCTTCCAATAATCCGTCGACTTCATTTGTTGAGTTAGTATAAACTGCATCAACGGTGACAGCACGACGACCATCTTCAAATTCAAGTTTCACAGTCATCGTCACCTTAGTTGCACCCAAAGCCTGAGTGAACTTTTGGAATACGGCTATCGTTGCATTGTCCCCTGCGATTTCTTTATTAAGATTACCGCGGTGTGTTGCAATACGAGATAATAATTTCTTCTGGTTATGATCACCAGTATATTTCTTCGCACCAAACTTACGTTTTAACCAACGCTCACTGACCATGAACCAGTTTAAATAACTTAGGTTCATTTTCATCATGATCATACGGATCATATAAGTTAAGATATTCTTACTCTCACCAATGCGGTAAGTTGGATCGCGGAATAGCGACATCAAATCGCTTTCTTTCTGATTAGACATGTTATCGCCTCCTATTTGCTATACTTGATAGATTCAAAACGACCCACACGGAATTCTGCCACACGGGTAATAGTGATCAACATCGGATTGATGAGATTAACTAAACGACCCACGAGTTTATTCGTGTTATTATAAGCCAACTCTTTATCTTCACAAGTTAATAAAGAATTAGCATGACTACGCATGAAATTATTGGCAGCCACCCACAATAGACGTAATGCATGACGAAATGCAAAACGACCTTCCGTCACGAAATAATCTTCAGCGTGAACTTTGATTTCTTTCGGTAATGCACGGAAGTCACTTGTCATGATACGCCCACCTTTCTTGATAATATCAATCAAATGAATGAATTCAGATAACTGATCATAGATCGCATTGAAACGAGTAATGAGCTCGTAGTTCGTTTCAGTGTATAAGACCGTATCCAATTCCTTATTATCGCAGTCGATATAATCATACATCAAGTTGATGATATCGCACATGAGAACCAATTCCTCATATCCATTGATATCAGGACGGTTCAACTTTTTCAATAATCGATTAAGTCTAAACTTAAAAAGCTGAGTACTTAACCAAGTTGGTTTTTCCATGATTTCCTCCCATAGGAAACTTACGCTATTCTATTAATAGAACCCTTATATTTGTGCATAATACTAATACCATGTATAAGTATAGATTAATGAGCACATAATAAGGAACGACTTTGCAAAGTGAAGAAACGGGATTTATGTCATTTCTTCATGTAGATAATATAGGGTTATAAATACCTATAGAACAAGATAGTATAACTTAGAACGTGTACTTTATTCAAGATAGAATAAAAATTAAAATGGAGTGAAAGAATAAAATCATGGCACGCGAATTAACCTCAGACATGATCAATGAAGATGTGACTGAACTACAGACGAAAGATATCCCTTCTCGTCTTGAGATGATTCAGAAACGTCGACTCAAATACATGGAGAAGATTGAACGTAAAGGTGATGATTGGTTAGCGGATGAAGGCTTATCGATTACCTATATGCAACTTCTTAATGGCTTTGAGAAACAAGAGCTATATAAACACAAATCAGCTCAAGATAAAGAAGAGGGCGATAAAGATCGTAAAGCTTACGAACAAGCCGCAGAAACCTTCCGTCTTCTTAGACAACAACGCCGTGATGATATCGCTAACGGAAACCCAATCATCGATAACCCACCTGCCCCACCAAGATACAATGAAAACTTGGCGGCTCAGTTTGGAACTGATGACATCGCTGCTCAATATGAAAATTATAAAGAGCAAGATTGGAAAGATTTCCATAAAGATATTATCCGTGCAGGTAAAGACCCACGTCACATGATCGATGATGATGGTAACATCGTTGAAATCGTTGATGACGAATAGTGGGAACACAAATCGAGGGTACTCTAGAGTACCCTCTCATTTTTGTTGCTATTTTAAATTCGCAGCTGTAGTCTTAATGCAGATGTAGAATTCATCTACTAACGCTAACACTACACTATAAAGTGTAACGTATTGAGCCGTTAAGTATAACACTTCTGAAATGTATTCAGATTGTTTCTTGTTCAATACGTATTTGCTATCTGGTTTATTAATCCCGTCAGCAATTAAGTTAGCACGATCACGAATCAACTGAGTAGATTTTTGAACTGTTTCAGGCAATAACAACTGAGTATTTTCTGATACTTGTTGCATTACTTTACGGAACTGTTCTACATCACCGTTGTTATTAAATGCACGACCGAAATAAACTTTCTCAGTAGTCGCACCAGAGAAGATACGTTTCATTTGCATTTTAATCGCATCGTAATCTTTTTCTTGATACTTAGGTTTAAAACCAATAGAAGAAAGATTATCTGGTTTATTGATTGCACGACCTAAGTACTCAGCAATCGGTGCTAGCATATCACGATCAATACTACTTACAATAGCAGTAACATCATTTAACCAATTTGCATAAGTTAACCAATCCACACCCAATTGATGAGGTTGATATACTTTAGCCACTTTACTAATCGCAAAATATTGGCGACCTGATACGTAACGAGATAATTTACTTAACCCATTATCATCCACACCAACAAAATCTGATTTGATCTTTTGACCTAACTCAGATAACTTATCTGCAGCTTCACCAAGTTTATTGGTAAATGATTTAAAGAAATCAGAAACAGAGTTCATGAAGTCTGTACCTGGCATCCATTGAGTAAAAGCTTCTACTGCAACCGCTTCTACTTCACTTTCACCACTATCACGGTTTACTTGGATAGGGTAATGGATAGGGCTGGTTTTACGGATACTTTCCAAATCACCTTCAACACGTGTTAAAGCAGAAGTCACTTCAGGTTGTTTAACTTCTTCTGCCACTGTAGTTTCTTCAGGTGCTTCTTTATTCTCTTCTACTGTGCTTTCTGGTTCATCAGAATTCACATCTACTACATCAGTCGGTTTTTCTGCTTCCTCAGCATTTGTACCTTGAGGTTCTCTGACCTCTTCAGGATTTCCCTGCTCTTCATTAATGATAGCAGGTTCATTAACAATTTCAACTGTCATATCTCAATAACTACCTTATTATTTTAGTACTAAAAATAAACACCACCCAATAACTCGTCAGTTTAAAATAGGATGATGCTAGTAAAGGATATCTGTCAGATTTATCCTTACCATACCCTTACTGGCTCACCAAAAGTTCTGTGATTACCCAAAATAGATAGTAACCTTGCTGTCTATATGTAATAAACTCAAACTTATTTTTATAAGACTCGTTTTATGGAGACTTTTTATTATGGCTTTTAAACCAATGACGATGAACGAGTTCATCGATACAGCACCCCCGCTTCGTCCACTATTAAACGTATCACCTATTTTCGATGTGATCACAGGTAACTGGGAAAATGGTCAAAATGGTGCTAAGATCTTAAATGGTGGGATTATGCCTTTCATCGCATTCATTGGTGAAGGGAATACCTTTAAATCAACGATTATGAACAGTGTCATGATTCGTGTACTAGCACGCCATCCAGCGATGACACTTTCGACCTATGAGACAGAAGGCTCGTTTTCTATCTCTCGTATGGTACAACTAGCAAGCCCATATCCAGATCTTGCTAAAGAAGATTTCTATACGAATGAATCACGTTATTCTTTAACCACTTCAACTGATATGGATGGTGAAGATTGGTTTAACGGCGTGAAGAAATTCGCTCAGATGAAATTAAAAGAGAAATCACAAATTGGTACGACACCATTTATTGATGCCTCTAAACATGATGGTAAGACATTATTAACCATGCCTTACCCAACTGGGATTTGTCTTGACTCCATGAGTGAGTTCCGTACCGGTGCTTCTCGTGAGAAAATGGATAAAAACAAAATCGATGACAAAGAGGTCAACGATTACTTCATGCGTGCAGGTCTTGAGAAATCTCGTATGATTACAGAGATCCCTCAATTCGTAGGTCGTGCAGGTATTTTCCTTGCAACGACTGCACATGTGGATGACACGATTAATATGACCAATAAACCAGAACGTAAGAAATTAACGTACATGCGTCAGGGTCAAGATATTAAACGTGTGCCGAAGAACTTCTCGTTCTTAACGAACCACTGTTGGGAGATTATTAAATCTGCACCTTATTATAACAGTGATCGTACGGGTCCATACTACCCATCAAAAGAACACGGTAGTACGGATGGTAAAACCGATTTAATGCAAGTGACCTTCCATGGTCTACGTAATAAATCTGGTTTATCGGGTATCCCAATGCAACTAATCGTTTCACAGTCCCAAGGTGTACTCTGGAATCTTTCTCATTACGATATCATCGCTTCTCGTGAAGGATTGGGGGTGACACGTAAAGGTCATAGTGCAACGGTTGACTTCTATCCGGATAAAGTCTTAATGCGTACCACAGTGCGTGATATCTTAGATGAAGATGAGAAACTGGCTCGTGCTGTTGAACTTTCATGTGAGATCGCACTCATGTACATGTACAAGGATAGTATCGATAACAAATATCGCATGACCTTCGAAGAGATCAAGCAAAATGTTATCGATAAAGGTTATGATTGGGATAAGGTACTTGATACTCGTGGATACTGGTTGTATATCGAAGAAGAAAAAGAACTGAATGCGAAACCGTATTTAAGTGGATTTGACTTACTTCGTGTGGCAACAGGTGAGTATAAACCGACATTCTTATCGAAATAAAAGAGATGAATAGAGAAGATAGTAAGGGTAGCCGCAAAACTACCCTTACTTATAAAGAATTTAAATGCAGTTTGTTTCATTGCTATATTTCGAAATAATTTTAGAATTAATAATTAAAACATTTTGGATTTATATGACTATGAAGCAAATAATCGATCATGTTGTCGATACAATCGAAGATAGACAAGAAGGATTATCGGATAATCTCTTCCCAAACTATATCGTTGATTATATCGGAACACTTGAATCAGACCAAGCCCAAATTCGCTATATCTACGAATACCTTGGTTATGGTGGTAATCCACCAGCAAACTTAAATGAACTATTAACTTTATTGAAAGAGGATTTCTTACCCTTTCTTGGTTTCTAGTTTATTCAACATTTAAAACGAAACAATTAGAAAGGATAATGAGAATCATGGAACACGAACCGATTTCTTATCTCAATGCTTATTTGGCATTACCAAGTAAGTTTATTGAAAATGGTTACTATCATGCAGTGAAAGAAGGTGTCCTAAGTGTCATCAAAGGTAAAGCAGAAAAAGATCCACAGCGATTAACACTTTCCTATGGAAGTGAAGATAAAGAAGCTCAAGCTTTAGCTGTGGAAATTAAAAAGCTTTATCCTGAGATCACGATTAAAGGACTTGAACCTAATTTTGTTAAGCATAAACGGAAAGCGTATATTAAACGTAACCAGAATGCTTGGCTTCGTGCGACCCACGTGATCATTATCCGTGAACAACGTGAAACCTTAACCCAACGTTTCTTTATTGAAAAAGCGGAAGAAGGCAACACGAAGTTCGTCATGACACTTTGCCTAAATGAAGAGGATAAATCAGATGAGCAACCGCCAAGCTTTCATCCAAACAGCGGTGAAGATGTTAAAGGAAATTGATCCTAAAAACAAATCAATCGATATCTGGGCTGATACAGTAAGTAAAATGACCAAAGCCCAGTTTGAAGATTACATCGAACGCTTAAGAAATGGCGCTTCTGAAACCCCTGATCTTGATAAACCACGTGAGTTAATTCCTTTGGTTGTCCCAACTTTAGATGATAACCGTATTACCGTAAAACGTAATTTGGCTATTGCGAAGAAATGGGGGCACAACTTCTTTGAACGTTGTTACATCACTGACGGTAAAACTGGTCAGACAATGTTAACCAATGTCCCTTACGGTACTTTCTTAATGCCGATCGTCAGACAAGCGCAGACATTAGAGAAAGGGATCGCTTATGAGAAAGATGGAAGTAAACTCGATGATCGTACTAACCAGATTGCCGATCACCAGAAAGGTTCATCCTTCTCTGCTCCGGAAGTACAAGCGTTACTCTCCCAAGGTCAAGAGAAAACTGTCATGGAATTCATGAAGTTCCGTGGTGGGGATTCGAAAGCCTACCAAGCCATGTATAAAGGTTTATTAGAAACTGGTGAATTCGAAATGAGTTCATACCAAGACAGCTCTCGAGTGAAATCGGCAGATGTCGCCGGTATCTACTTGAAAGCATGTCATATCGATAACGATATTTAATGAAAGGAACATGCTACCATGATCAATGACGAAACAGGTCAACCTTTAACACCCAGTCACTATACTGAAATCGCTGACTTCTTAAATCAGCGTCTACGTGATAAGATCCGTGAACTGTCAATTTACTTTCTACAAGCTAATGCTAATCGTACTGAGCGAAATGGTTTTGGTGAATTAAAACAAGGTAAATCAGTCCGTGAGCAGATCTTAGATCTTACTTGGTTATCTAACCAACTTTACTTATCTAATCTTACGACACCTTCTGGTTTACGTCAGGTATTAGTTTTACTTGAACAAAAAGAAAAAGAACGTACTCGTCTTGATTTCATTATTAAGATCACCACTGAATTACGTCTTTATCTTGGTCAACAAGGGTTTATCGATTTAGTCACTGAATTAACTAGATCCATGAACCTTGGTCCAACGGATGGTGGATTAAAATCGAAATCCGTAATGAGTCAGTTAAATCGTGAAATCAATACAGTTGATGCAGAAACCCTCGTGGCTAACCCATGGATCGTACCGATCATCATTTATGGTTTAGACAGCCGTACAGCAACGACTATCCACGCAGAAGCCAATAAGATTGAAGAATTAATCGAAGGACAATAATCGAATGGCATTATCAGAAAGACATTTACTTGTTGATATTGATATGCTGTTTGATGTGCGTTATGCTGAATTATCACACTTTGCACCAGAAGCAGGTGTGGTATTATTACACGAAGGGAAGTATTTCGATAGAGAGCGCGATAGCGTGCTTTATTCGACCGCTAAGGTGGACAATGAGACTTGGTGGGGGACTTATAAGGACAGATTCATTTCGTTGCTTAAAGACTCCCCTATTACGTTTTTGATGCACAATATCTATCCTTTAACTAATGACTATCTTGAAGATAACCATCCAGGGCAATCGGTTGTGAAAAAACTCACGATCAATATCCCGTATGGTCGTCTTGATGATGAAAGTTACTATGAGTTAAAAGAAGCCCTCTCTGAGCATTTCATGGGCTATTTTGAATCGATTAATATTCTTCATATGCCCCATGAGAAACTTGATCTTCAGTACATCAGTAAGTACTATAGTGATTACTTCTGTTATCGTTGGTATGATTGGATGAAACTTCATTATGAAACGTTAGATAAAGGATTGCGCCCCTCATTTAGAATGTGGTGGCCACGCATGTTATCAGACGTGGAATTTGAAGCGACAGATAGAAGAGCAAAAGAATTCATTAAACAAACGGATGTTTATGAATTTTTCTTATATCTCCATTTACCTGCTTTCGAGATTCATTGGCTGGATAGATTTCAGACATGTTTCTACGTAGAATCAGAACAGCGACAAAAACAAGAGGCATCGGAATGATGCCTCTGCTTATGTCCGAATGATTTTATTCTGGGATCGTTAAACCAGATGAAGTGATCTTATTCTCAAGCACTTTGATACGTCTTTGAAGACTAGCAATTAGTCTTTCATTGTTCGCATCTTTCGTCTGAAGCTGACCATGTTTCTCTTTGAGTTTATCGTATTCACGTTTCTTCTCTTCAAGCGCACGTTGATTCGCTACACTATTATCAGTGAGTGCTTTTTCACCCGAAGCTAATTGTTGCTGTAATGCAAGACAATAAGCTTGTAGGTTACCGTAATCTTCAGTCATCTTTTGAAGTTGACCATAAGTCGTAGACGTATCACGTACACCACTTAAACGACTTTTCTCTTCACGAGTGCGCTCAGTTGGCGTAAGGTCATCACTCTTAAGTGGGGCAATGTGAGTAAGCACAGTAGGCTTACGACCTAATGCACCTTCTACCGCATCACTGACTTTAGGAATGAGATGCGCAACATCCGTATTCCCTGGTAATGTCCCAAGATCACAACTTAAGATAAAGCGTTTAAAGACATCGCCACTAACATCAGGATATTTATCGATGTAAGTATCAGGAACGTAGATACGCTCACCATCACTACCCAATAAAGTCACGATAGAAGCGTAGATCTTACTGTCTGCTTCATAGACATCTTTACTGAGCTCACGTGGCATGTAGTATGATTCATAGACGTTTACGCCTTGAAGTTGAAGCATACTAAAGCTACGGATTTCTTTACAGCTATAGATCTTACCTGGTTTGGCTACAAAGGGAGCACGAAGCCCCCAATGTCCAGAAACACCATAAGGAGGGGTCATCTTAGATGCCATCGTTTATCTCCTTAGATTATTCAGATGCTTCTTCAGTTACCGCTGCACGACGGTTACGAACCAATGCTTCACTGGTTCCTTTTAACTTACCGCTTGTGTAGTTATGACGAGCCACACAAAGGAACTGGATGTTCTCATACATCACAGATGCATAAAGAACACCGTTACGGGTTACTTTAGTTAAGTTAAGACCAGTATCAGTATCGGGTTCAATGTTTTCTGCTGCTAATAATAACTCATTAAGTTTAAGTACCATTAACTGATGCTGTTTATCCATGCGGTTGAAATCATCCGTACGAGAACCAATTAACGCATATTGAGGATATTTCTCATAGAAGCTGATCGGTGCTAAACGGTTCATGGCATTACCACAGATCAATAACCCGATTGATTTATAAAGACAAGAACTGATTTCAAGGTTAGCTTTTAAGTGTGCTTCCTCGTAACCTTTCATGGCTTCTTTCGCAAATGGGACCGCATCTTTATAACGAATGGTTGGACTGTACACGGATGCAATAGTACGGAAACCCGGTACAGAAGACATCGTCCAGATTGGTGCAATCACGTACTCAGTTGGTACGAAGAGATCTGGGAAGATCTTTTCCCATTCGGCACGAGATTTCTTACTGTTCGCTAAGATGTATTTTACTAACTCATCTTTAATGATATCTAAGTTCTCACCGATACCACCATAAATAAGAACAGTCCAAGGAATACTAATCCCCTCACCTGTCACGTCACCTTTCCATTGGTAGTTATAGGTTTTAAGTAACGTAAATGGACTATCTTCACGTAAGCGGTTTACCTTATCGTGCAATGTTTCAAGGTTGAGCTCATTACGAATACGTTGAACACTGTTTACATCTAAGAAGAAATCGTCTAGGTTATCTACGATTGGAATGATCTTGATTTCGTAATATGGGTACTGCGTTTTGAAAGCTGGATCGGAGAACCAGATCTTAATTAAGCTATCGCTGTAAGTTGCTGTATCAACAAGTTTAAACTCGATGAACTGAGGTAAGTAAATACCTTTAACAGTAACCACACGACCTAAGTTAACATCTTTAATATATTGCTGGAATTCTGCAACGATTGCTTGTTTATTGGTTACGTTATTTTGAGAAATTGTACGATCGTTAGCTTTAGTTTCAAGCCATTTCCCTAATCGTATGCAGAGATCTCGTACGGCCAATGGGACTTCGATATCTGCTGTATCATCCGTTTTAGAACGGAATGAAACGAGGCGAATACCTGGTGCATCGTCTTTTGTATAATAACCTAAGTCGGTTGCATAGGTACGTCCTAAAGCGGAGAGTTCTCCCAGTGGAGAATCTTTATGACGGGTGTTGTCAATGAAATCATTGAGTGTCATAAAGGCATGTAATGAATATTTCATAAAGGGTAATTACTCCTTGACAATTATTACGTAATAATAGTATACTGTACTAGATCCACAAAAGGACTATAACGATTATAATTAAACAGAGGAACTTAAATCAATTATGATGATTTTTAACATCTTCCGATTATTCCGTTTCTTCTGGCCTTTTGTGGCTGATGTGTTCAAAAATTCTGAGGAAGAGCGACGTGTTATGATTGCGCGCATTTGTTTGATTGCAGGTATTGCAATCGCGGGTTCATGGTTCTATATCAACGACAAACTCGATGATATCGATAGCCTTCGTGCTGATAACTCACAATTAAGAGTGGCATTACAGCAAGCTGAAACCGAGAAGTCAAAATACTTAGATCAATTTAACGATGCTAAAAGTGTTTTAAAAACCTGCCAATTCCACGCCGATAAACTCGAGACAGACCGGACCCAACTCGAAACGAAAATTCATGATCTCAAAGAAGAGATCCAAGAATTAACCCAGAGTATGCGTCAAAATGAACATAGCCTGCCAACCAATCCGCCGGTACAACCTGAGCAAAAGGTAGAAAAGAAACCTGTTACTAAGCCAAAACCGGTTGAGCAGAAGAAAACGGAAAAACGCGATCGTCTCTCGGAGTTGCAATGAAAAGATCTCTCTCAAGACTCGGAATGATCATGCTAGCGTTAGGGATTCTTACAACGACTGGATGTCAACAATTTGATGGTCCTTACATTAGTTTTCCATCGTCATCACGTGCGCATGATTTTCCACCCCCACCCCCACCTGAAATCCGTCGTTTTGATTTTGCGAAGATGGATAAACGGTCTCGTGAGGTAGTCATTAATGACATGCTATCGTACCACGAGTTGTATGATCAATACCTAAAAGGGGTGGTTGAAACCTATTTACACACGAACTATTCGTCAATTCGGGATCGCATGTCAGCATGTAGACCGAAGTCATTTATCAAGAAGGTTAAAACCCCACCTGAACTTCGCATTAAAGATGATGGGAAGTTTACGGATGATGAGATTATCTTGATGTTGACAAGACACATTCGTGTGCTTAAGGATAGAATTAGTGAGCATAACGATAGAGTCGATGAGTTAATCAAAGACTATACTCGTGATTGCTTGCCACTGGAGCGTGGTTTCACTGGACACTAATCCAAGGACGTCAGGTTACCACGTAAAGCATTAACGATGTAACGAAAGTAAGAACACTTATATCAGAATGCTCATTATCTTAACCCAACATTTGTGAAGGATCTCAAATGAAGGATTTAGATGATTATGAGCACGAAAAAAGAAACGAAAGAGATTGAACCGATTATTGTCTCTGCTGTCCTTTATACCGATGGCAGTGCGAACCCGAACCCCGGTTATGGTGGTTGGGGTATTCATGGCTATACTTATGATGCGAGTAAACCAATTGAATTAAAAGCTCAGAAGAAGAATCTGATTACTCAGTATGGGTATAAGGATTTGAAGTTTGTCCAACGTGATGATTTATCGGTCTATAAAAAGATCGATGAATTTAATGGGTTTGGTACAGCTGTTCCACGTATTACGGATAACGTAACCATGGAGCTGACTGCATTAGAAAAAGGCATGGACTTTGCGTTGAAAGAAAACTTTGATAAAGTCACCATTTTAACGGACAGTCAAGTCTCAATTAATGCATTAACAAACTGGTATAACACGTGGGTTAATAATGGCTGGGTAAATTCAAAAGGTGAACCTGTTAAGATTAAAGCAGATATTCAACGGATCTATCCTAAATACGAGCAACTAGCAGCTAAGGCTGATGACTTTAAACTGCTATTCGTAAAAGGTCATAGTGGTGATTATGGAAATGATCTCGTTGATGCTTTAGCGAATAAGGGTAGTACCATGAAACAGTACGGTAAGTCTCATGAAGAACTTATTTACAAATCAGGAATAGAAAAAGTGAAAGTCGATTATCATGACCTATTTTCACGAAATCGCTGGTACTTTATCGGCGGACAAGGTGGTGGTCAATTAAACAACATTATTGACGATTACCATTGGTATTATTTGGGTGCGCTAGGTCACGGTAAATCAGATGAAGACTTTGGGATGAACCAACCAGATGGGTTCATGTCAATCGTTATCCTGAAAGAACCTGAACCTGTCATCGAAAAAGTTCAGAAAGCGTATAATGAAATTTGCAAACATGATTATTCATTCGTAGTTGCAGGTCGTTTAGATAACCTCTTAACCCCTGAAATCTATCAGGATATCATGAGCGATAAAGTAGAGTTGATTTGCGAAGATAAGATGGAGAAGACATTATTGCTTCCGAATCGCAAAATCTTAGCAAAAGAATATAACCCTGCTCATCTTTCATTTTCGCAGATGGTGAAGTATGATTATCCGATGAAGTTACTCCGTAACTACTTAGGTACAACTGAAACCGTCAAGTTAACGAAGACCGATATCACCGATGAGCTTATCGAGAAACAACCCGGTAAGAAAGAAGGTGAGGTGAAGTATGCGGTAGACAGTCACGTGCTTAAGAATAACTGCTTAAGAACTCACGTTGACTATTATAATAAAGCAGAAAAACAAATGGTCAAACTCCCAATTACGTTAACGTTGAAAACGGATTTACCTGATAAACCACATCTTCAGAAATTGGTTCGTAACCATGGTGATAAAATTAAATTCACGATAGTTACCCATCACTTATCTGATCTTGCGGTAGGCTATGCATTGATTGCTGATTTAGGCGATGATGCAAAAGCCATTTGGGTATCTTCTACGATGACTTCGGTGATTCTTCGTAAGTAAGATCTATCATTATCTCGTCTCTTGCTATAAATGGTATGCTTAACTTTCGATAAACCAATAGGCCAACGCTTATGTCATCAGTATTTACGAGACTACTGGGACGGATCACCAATTATCTCGTCCCTGATACAATCAAAAGAATGATCGTCTTAACGTCGCTAACTAATGGTGGAGAACAAGTTCCAGAAACTGAACTCAATCGTCAGCTAGATGACTTCCGTAATTACTTCAACTTATCGAGTAGTAAAAACAGTATGAAGTTTGCGGTAGAAGTCGGTCACTTCTTATGGAAAGATATACGTGGTAAATGGCAAGAAACTTACGATAATCAGCGTTTACTCGCAAAAGAAATTTACGAGTTATGCCCTTTATCTCTCCGTTATGGAAATGAGGAGAAGATGCAAAAGGATATTGTAGCAGTTTTAGATTACCTACGTAAATATCATCCACAGGCTGCGCAAGCTTAATGTGTAAGTCAAATAAGAATAAGAGGTCACTTATAGTGGGTGGCCTCTTGTTTTTGTTCGAAAAAAAAAACAAAAAAAAATAAAAGGTTACCACGCTAATAACTATTATGTTAGTTAAGACGCAGTAACCTTTGTGTTAATTATGAAAAGAAGTTACCTTTATGGTATTTGGCATAGGCAAGGCGATATAGATATTCACCTAACTCCCATTTTTCACCGACACGACGTTTCGCATCAGCGGCCAAGATATTTTCTTTCCAGAATGGGTTTTGTATCCAGCCAATAACGTTTTGATCCATGATGAATCTCCTCGTATTTAGAAAGTTTTATATTACCCGACTTAAACCCTATTTAAATCGGAGTCCTGAGAAGTTTTCTCCTTCTCATCACTTAAATAATATATACTTATAAATTCGATAGAGCAGTGTTGATGAAAAAAAAGCGCCTGACTAACAGGGGCTACTTACGTAGCCCCGATATTAACTAGGCAAAGAAATTGCCTTTGTGGTACTTCGCATAAGCTAGGCGGTAAAAGTACTCACCCAACTCCCAGCGCTCACCTCTTTGGCGATACGCCATGGCTGCGCATATGTTGTTAAGCCAAATTGGGTTCTGTACCCAGTTGACTACGTTCATGTCCATACTTTACTCCTATGGAAATGAAGTTAATATTACTGAGGTTGCTGTAACAACCTCAAACCCTGATACTCATTGTAGTATCATCAATATAGTAATATATACTTGTAAAATCCATAGACGGTGTTTCGCCAAAAAGAAAAGAGCGTTGAAAATAGGGGGGGGGGCGGCCTCCCCCCCCCCTCTTCTTTTTGTTTTTTTTGTTGTTTC